GGTTTATGGGTATTCTCGGAGCGGCGCTTACTGTAGGCGTCACAATCATAATCTCGTTGCTTATGAACATCCAGACCTCTTTAAATACGAATAACATAGCAATGGCTGAAGATCGTAAAGATATAAAAACTATTCGTGAAATTGAACTACCTCAAATTAAAAAAGATATAACGGACATCACTGATCGTCATAAGTGGGAAGATCAAAATAAACGTAACTAGCAATACGCTTCAAAAACGTTCTTACAATGGGTAAGAACCACTCAGTTCAAAAAGGAGAACTATTATGTCAGTAGCCGCTCAATTAGCACAAAACTCTAAGTTGTATATCGCTGGTACATCTGCTTCAGGTCTTGCGCTGGTATCTTGTACAGCCGGATTTCCAACCGTTCTAACATTTGCTAATGCCACCGTAGCAACAGCCCTAAACAACGGAGATAATGTGGTTATCGCTGGTGTTACCGGCACAGACGCCGCAACGCTTAACGTAACCGCTGTAGTTACTCACAAAGCTATCGGGGCTACCAACACCACATTTACGGTTGACATTAATACCACCGGCAAAACCATTGTTGGGTCAGCCGCAACAGCAACCCCTTCAGCCTGGACACAGATTAAAGAACTTAAAGGTATTAAACCTTCAGGTGCATCTGCCTCCAAGATTGATGTTACCGATCTTGATTCAACAGCCAAAGAATATCGCACAGGTATTGTCGATAACGGAACTTTCTCGGCTGATGTTTTCATCCTTGAAAGTGATGCCGGTCAGACCGCTGTTCTTGCCGCGTTCAACGCCGCTACAGTCAACGCATACAAGATCGTGACCCCTGGTAAAACACGGACCTTTAACGCTTCGTGTTTGAAGTTCCCAACCGTACCTGACGCATCTGTTGACGGTGTGCAGACCGGTTCGGCTGAATGGGTTATTTCCGGCGCTGTAACAGTTTCCTAATTTAACAGGTGCGGTGTAAAAGCCGCACCATACCCCACGTCAAGAAAGGCGAACTAGCAATGAGTGTTTTAACGAAAGACGAGATTTTTGCAGAATGTGAATTAACCAGCGAACTTGTTCCACTTGGTAAAGGTGAAGTCAGAGTATCAACAATTTCTGGACCGGATTACATCAAACTTTGGAGTGATCCTAAGAACCAGAAAGAAACCGGCGAATTTGTTCTTAAAGATGGCGTTAAGGAACCGGTAACTACGGTCGATACCAGCCGTTTCAACGCCGCGCTTCTGACGTATGCTGTCACCGACTTGGAAGGAAATCGTGTATTCACCGACGCTGATCTTGACAAAGTTTCTCGCTTTTCAAGCGGTCCTTTCCTGAAGATTGCTGAAGTTGCCCGACGCCTGAACGGGCTGAACGGCGATGAAGTAAAAAACTCCGAAGGGAGCCAGAGCGAGTTGCCCTTTTCCGGCTCTGCCTCCATCTCGGAATAAGACACCCTGACGAACTCGTTAGGGGAACTCCAACCACGCTCCTGAGAATCCCCCTTGGGACGTGGTTGGGGAAAAAACGAGAGCTTAGTATTCAAGTTCCAGGCAAGCGGGGTTTAAGCGCAAAGCAAATCAACGAATGGTACGCCTACATGAACGTTGAGCCGTTTGGGGAGTTCAGGAGCGAGTTGCGGCACGGTCAACAAATGGCTATGAACGCAAATATCAACAGAGATTCTAAAACAAAACCAGAGCCGTTTAATTCTTTGGATTTTATGAACTTCGTTGAACGGCCTCCTGAAAAGGTATTAACTCTTGAAGAAATCGAAGCTCATTTTGATAAAATGTTCGGTTAAAAATTGAAGCTGTGATTTAAAGGAGAAGCCCGTTTATGAACGATGTTAAGTTAGGTGACATCCAAATAGACGGGCTTCGTGATTTAGAAATACGACTGCTGGCGTATACTGATAAGTTTGCTAAAAATGTGTTAGCTGGTGCAATGAAAGAGGGCGCTAAAGTAATACAAAAACGCGCTCGTGAATATGCTCCTGTTAGTTTAGCTCCCCACCTGTTGAAATCCTATGCTTCAGCTACTTTCAAAAAGTTTACTTCAGACAAAATGGCTGTGTGGATATTACCAGGGAACCTCCGTAAGATGATTCGCGTTAAAGTTGACAATTCGGGGAGTCGGGGTTATAAGATTAGTTATGAAGTTTATGTTAAAAATAAGGATGCTTGGTATTGGAAGTTCTTGGAATTTTCCACTTCCAAAATGCCAGCGGCAAACGGGGGTAAGGGTATAGTACGTCCCGCTTTTGAGGACGTAAAAGAATTTGCAGTACAGGCTATAAAAGAATACATAGAAGCGAGATTGGAAAACGAAGGTACTTCAAATTAAAGCGCACTCTAACTTTCTTTTCCAGCGTTCATTAGCTTTTGCGGAAAAATCGTGCCAGTTTATTTCAATTAGCGGTATGTTATTAAGTTTATAAAAATTTTGTTTTTCAGTTCGACGTTTTTTATATTTTTCAGATTTGCTTATACCCCAAACCTCAATATGATAGCCTTTAGCAAAAAAGTCTGATCTAAAGTTAGTTTTGTAAGGTATAGGCGGTTCGTATACATGAGATATGTTGTTTTCAAATAACCAGTTATCAACCCTAAGTTCATAAGAGGACATCACCTTATGACCGTCGTTGCAGATAAATCTTTTCCCCCTAAAACCAGCGAGTCTGATTTTAATCCAGAACTTTTCAAAGTAAGGGGTTATTGTGGGTATAGTAACCCCGTAAAACTCAGCTATTTCAGAGAGAGGGAGTTTTTGTTTAACATAAAGCTCAACAAGTTCATCACGCGTAGGGGTTTTAGGCACAACTCCGTTTCTTCGAGTTTCCCAAGTCTTATTTGGCTTTATTTCAAAGCGTTTAAGCCAGTGCATTACAGCCGAACCGTCAACTTTATATATTTCGGCAATTTCCCTGTACGAATGAAATTTAACGCAGATAAAGTCAAGCAATTCTTCTCTGGTTGGCTGTCTGAGTCCTTTATTTTCAAGACCACAATTTGCAGGTCTTTTCTTAATGTCATACAGATTTAACCATCTGATTACTGATGTTTTGCTTACGTTGAGTATCACACCTATTTTTCTGGTGGTGAGCCGTTGGGTTTCATATAAATCTAATAAGTGTTCTTTTGTAGGTGTCATAGTGTCAATAAACTATATTGAATTTGGCATCTTGTCAAGGAGTTTTTATGTCATTAGGTGATTTGGTTGTAAGTTTATCCGCCAATACAGCGCGGTTTGAATCAGATATGGGTAAGGCTAATCAGATTACTGAGAAGTGGGCCAACGCGTATATCAAGAACGCACAACAAGCCGAAAAAGCCATTAAACAGTTGGGTGAAGTTGGGCGAACTTCGATGGATAGCTTACAGCGTTCATTTAATACTCTTGATATAAAATCACATCTTCAGATCGACCGTGAAGCTGATAATATTAGGAGTGCTTTTAAACGAATTGAGCAATCTGGTGTAGCGACCTTTGACGAGATAAAACGAGCTAAAGTAGCAATGGATCGTAAGCTCTCTGACCTTTCCGGTGACGGTAACATGATGAAGGGTCATATTGAGGGCATGAACGGCTTCAGCCTCGCCTCAGTAGCCGCCATTGCCAAGATTCAGATACTTTATAGCCTTATCAATCAAACCATGTCCATGATAGGGTCAATCCCCTCTGTTTCCATTGACGCAATCGAAAACTACAAAGCCTCTGTAATTTCTAATGCTGCTGTTATCACCTCCATGCAAGGCGGTGTTAAAGATGTGGGCAAGGCGTATCAGGAAAATAAAGTTTATGCTGAAGCTCTTGAACACGTCCTCATTAGAATGGATACAGAAACGTCAGCGTCATACGAACAGTTGCAATTAATGAATACTGCATTTATTAGTCAAGGTGCTATTCTTGATATTAATAACGCAAAAGCTGTCGAAGGTTACAAGAGCGTGGCGCAAGCAATATCCGTTATCGCTAAGATGTCCAATAACCCAAACCAGCAGTTTACCCAAGAAGCAAAAGCGTTGTTTTCCGGTGAAATGAAAGCCGGTAATCAGTTACTTAATATCTTAGCCGGTATTGATCCTAAGATTAAAGAACATCTTGAATTGTGGAAACAAGAAGGTACAGTTTTTGAAAACTTAAACCCGTTGCTAAAAGGTTATGCCGCCGCGCAAGGTGACATTGACAATATGTGGCAAACTATCACGTCAACGATGAAAACTATCCGCGACGAAGTTTTACGCGGTGGTTTGTCTGGTGGTTTCCAAGAGATTTTGGACACCATGAAACAGATGTCAAAATATGCTTCTGAAAACAAAGAAAAGATTCAAGCGTTTTTGCGCGATGGGTTTGCTGACATAAAAAGCGTAGCTGGTTTTATATGGAATATGCGCGATGGTATTAAAGCCGCTGGTGAAGTAGCGTTGTGGGCTGGAGTTCTTTATGGAATAGGTAACGCGGTCTTAGCTTTAAATAAGCTCAAGGACGCTATCGTCGCAATTAACCTTTCAACAAGCGCCGGTTTTTTACCTAAGATTTTAGCTTTGGGCGGTGGTGCAGTTGCGGGTGCTGGCGGTATGATTACTGGGGCCGCGATTTTAGGGAAGGGTGCTTATGACATTAGTAAAGCTCAAGATGAAGCTGATTTAATAAAGTCGCATTTGGGTCCGAAAGATAATAAAGACGCTCTCGGCGGTCCAGCTTTAATGTGGATGCGCCAAATTAAACCACTAGCATCTACTACTGAACTTCAGCGTATGTATCAGCAGGGGATATTTAAACCTGTAGATCGCTTGAAAGCTGGTGAAGATGATAGTCCTTACGACTCATATAACGCATATCGAATGAGCTATGATAAGACTTTAGATGATAAGTTAAGTAAGACAAAAGCTAACCCTAAAGTTCCTAAAGTAAAAGTTCCAAACAAAGACGGTGATATGGAGGCGGCTGATTATACTGACCGCTGGAACTCTTACGTTACCGCATTACAAGCTTTTGAAAATAAAGGTGAAGGTAATTCCTATGTTGGCCAGATTAAAAAGATTGACGACCAACTCCAGAACTTAATTGCAACATATAACGGTCTTGATGTGGCACATAAAAAAGCCGCTGACGCAATACGCGCATCTGACGGTGGGGCGATAGCCTATTTCCAAAAGGTTGCTGAAAAGGAAAAGCATACATCGGCTTATCTCGACTTACAAAAAACGTATCAAGCTGGTAATGATCTTGCCGCTTCTGACAAAGCTATTTTTGCGATTAACAACACCATCGCTAACGCTGATTTGCCTACGAAGCGTTATAACGTAACTAACCCTTTAAATCGTCAGAGAGCGTCTTTGCTGAACGATGGTGAAATGGATCATCCTGATTATCGTGCGGTTACTGGAGCCGGTTATCGTTTAATGACCAACAAAAGCTACGGAATATCTCAGCACGGAGTCGATCCAGAGATAGCCGCTAAAAATGCTGAAACCGTAAAAGGTTTTAATTCAGGGATGGACTCTGCTATAAAATCTGCAAACGGTGACACCCACGGAGCGGCTAAAGATGGTTTATTAGAAGATCAAGCTAAACGTGAAAAAGCTATTAAGGATATGTTGGATAAAGGTGTAATGAACGTCGAACAAGCCGACGCCGCTAAAATAAAATCAAATCAGTTGTATGCTGATGCTAAAAAGAAACTTGACATTGACACAGGAAAGCAAGCTATAGGTTCACTCGCTAATAGCCTTGAAACCATAGGCTCAACCTTGATGAAGGGTAATAAGGAACAGTTTGAAGCTGGCAAGAAAGTTGCCATTGCGGGTGCTACCGTCCAGATGATGCTTGGTGCTGTCAACGCATATACCGCTATGACGCCGATCCCTATTGTTGGTCCGGCGTTAGGTGCTCTAGCTGCAACCGCTGTTGTTGCCTCTGGTCTGATGAATATTTCACAGATAAACTCGCAACAGTTCCCTGGTCGTGAGTTTGGTGGTCCTGTTACAGCCGGTCAGACTTACGTGGTTGGTGAGAAACGCCCCGAATTATTTACCCCTGGTGTGAGCGGTCACATCACACCTTATGTACCTGAAGGTAAAGGTGAGTCCTCAATTACAATGGTTAATAACTTTGCCGCTGATATGGCTGACACGGTACGTGCTGAGATTTCGAGAGCGTTGCCGATGATTCGCGCTCAAGCTGTGATGGCTGTTCGGGGAGCACAACGGTCAGGTCAAATGGCTTGACCGGTTCGAGATAGTATGTTATAGGCATATTCAGATTAACAAGGATATTTTATGCCCACATTAACGTTTCCAGCAATAAAAGTTAATTCGGTTGAATGGGGGCTTCGCTCCAATACTCAAATCAGCCGCTCCGACCTCAACGGGGCGGTTCAAACTCTTGCGTTGCCTGGAGATACGTGGGTAGGGACTCTTACATTTACCAACAAACTTGACCCTGACGCTCGAATCCTTAGAGCCTTTATCACATCATTACGCGGCCAAGCGGGGCGCTTTTACCTATCCCCTCCAGGCTACCGCCGCGCCGGAATCGGCACAGGCACTCCGTTGGTCAAAGGCGCGGCTCAGACAGGCTCCACGATCACCACTGACGGTTGGGGTGCCAACCAGACCGCCGCTATTTGTGCCGGTGATTACTTTCAGATTGGTACAGAACTTAAAATGTGTACGGCTGACACAAACACCAACGGTGTCGGGGAAATGATAATCTCTTTTGTGCCTCCTATCAGGGTTGCTCCCGCTGACAACGCGGCTATCGTTATAACTTCACCCAAAGCAATAATGATGCTTCAGGACGCTAAACAAGCTCGCTGGCAAGTTCAACCAACTCCTATCTATGCGGCGGCAATAGCCGTGGAAGAAGCCCTCACATGAGAACCTTACACGCTAATATTGATTCAGCTATGGCGGCTAATAAAGTTGCTGGTATTTATTATGTTAAACTTATGTTTGACGAAGGTAATTTATGCTGGCACTCAGGTTTCGGTGATTTAGTTTTTGGTGGTGATACTTATTTAGGTGCTAATGTGTTGTCCAGTATTTCAACCGTCAAAGAAGAATCCGGCATCAAAGCGTCGGGTATGACGGTTGGTGTAACCGGCGTTAAATCGGAAATAGTATCGGCTTTATTAGCGTCACATTATCTTAATCGAAAAGCTTACATCTATTTCATGCCGCTTGACGATAACGACCAACCTGTAACGACAACTCCCTATATGTTGTTTCGCGGTTCGATGGATGAAATCACAGGTTCTATCGGAGCCGAAGCCGGTTTCACAGTAAGTCTTAAAAGCCGCTTTGCCGATTGGGAACGTTCCCGAAAATCCCTCTATAGTGACGTTGAACAACAGCGTTTACATCCTGGCGATAAAGGGCTTGAGTATGTTGCCCAACTCTCACAGAAGAAAATCATTTGGCCTAGAGCCGCATTTTTACCAGACC